AAATAATATTTCGGATAAATTATAGATAAAATAGTATAAAAATCATATAAATCAATGTGATTTTTAATATAATATGTATTAATATTTTCTGCTAAATAACAAGTTTTATATATATTAACAATTTTATCTATATCATTAGTAATATAATGAATATTATCTAATATATCAAAATATAAATTAGTAGAATTTTGTGAATATCTTATTATATCTGAAAAATTATTAGTATTATATATTTTATTTATTGTATTTTCTATAAAATTATCTTCATAATTATATATATCATTTAAATTATTATTTAAATTTAATATATCAATATTAGATATTATATTACCGATTTTAAGATCTGATTTATTAATTAAATCGTTAATTTTATTATTATTTAATTTAATATTTTTTAAAGATAAATATTTATTTGTTATATCAATAATATTTTTATATGAATAATTAATTTCTATAAATTTTGAATTAGATAATATTTTTTTAAAATATTTATGATTTATATTTGATGATATAAATATTATAGGATGATTTTGTTTATAATTATTTAATTTAGATATATATGATATTATATCATTTAATATAGATTTATTATGTTTTAAAAATAATTCTAAATTATCAAATATTATCGCATTATATTGATATTCTTTATTAAACATCATTAATATATTTTTTCTACCTAATGCCTCATCTATATATTCCTTTATATTCACCTTCTCTTTAAAAAAATCAATATTTATATGTATTGTTTTATATTTATTTAAAATATATTCTGCTAAACTAGTTTTACCGCATGAATCTTTACCATGTATAAATAAAAATTGATTTTTATAATCTTTATTTATCCATTTATTTAAAAAAATTTTATCTTTTTTATTTAAAAAAAAATCATTAATATTTAATTTCATATTATAATTATTTATTCTTATTTTTTTAACTAAATAAATCAAAATATTTTGTTTCTGATCCTGACATATCATTTCTTTCTGATAAATCATATGTAGTATTATTTTTATAATTATTTTTAGGTAATGGCATTAAACTCGGCATCCCACTTATTTTATCTAAATAATGTTTATGCATATCAAAATTACTATATATTTTACTTAAACTATATTGAACTACCATATCATTTAATTTTTGTATTTGTTCTTTAATCTCATCTAATGATCTTGCCGCTGAATTACTATATTTTAAAAATATCCCCCTCATTATCGTCAATAATATAGTATTTGATTGATAATCTATTGTTGTATTTTTTTCCTTAAAAAATTCATATCTTATTAATTTCTGAATATTCATAATGTTATCATCTGAAAAAAAATATTTACTTAAATATGTCTCCTCTAATACCCCACTCAATATATTATCAGCACAATGAACCGTCTTACCTGGTGTTAATTTAATATCATTATTTACCATAACATGTTCTAAATTATCATTATGTTCATATATATCAGGCATTAAACCATTATTTTTATTATTATTATTATTTTGATCTCCTAAATAACCTAATATACCAGAAGTTCCTTGAATTATTTCACTCATATATATATATATTAATATATATATTTAATTTCTATGTTTTTTCATATATTCTAATAATTCATCTAATTCTTCAATCCACATATCATTAATAGTTTTATTAAATATAATATTAATTTCTTCATTTATTTTTATAATTTCATTATTTAATTCTTCTACTTTATCAGTAGACATAGTATATATTGGCATTTTAATTAAATAATCATATTGATTTTTAATTTTATCAAATACACTAACTTCTGATATTATATTATTTTGTGAATCATATAAATTATATTCTTTATCAAATAATTGTTTTAATAATTCATTTTTACTACATTCAGATATATTAATTGTTTTTTTAATTACTTCATTAATAAATTTCATTTTATTCTCTAAAATTAATAATTTATTATTTAATTCATTTAATATATATTTCTTTCTTTTTGTATATAATAAAGTTCTAACTCTATAATGTTCATCTAATATTTGATATGGTGAATTATATTTATTAATAACATTATCCTTATTATATGCATGAATATTTGTTAAATTTATCTTTGTAATTAATTTTAATTTCTTTTCAAACATACTAAAACCATCTTTTGGTTCAAATAAATTATTTTCATATAAGAATTCATCTGATAATGTAATTTTAATATTTATATCTTTTTCTGTAGAATAATTATCAAAATCTACAATCATATCTGATTTCTCTGATAATACATTCTCTTCTAAAAATCTAATATATTTATCTGTCCATTCACCAACTGGTAATTCTGTAATTACTAATTTATTATCTTGTAAATCATATATCCCTTTAGAAATATAATTATTATCTGATAATTTAATTATTGGTCCTTTAAATCCCTTATAATATGGATTCATATTTCCATAACTTCCATTTGTAATTTTTCTTTTAATATTTTTTATAATATCTAATGGATTATATTTAGGAATATTAGTACTCCATCCTGTTCCTATTCCTAACATACCATTTACTAATACCATAGGTATTATTGGCACATAATATTCAGGTTCAACCAATAATCCATCATCATCTAAATAATTTAATAATGGGAAATCTTCTTTTCTATATATTAAATCTGTAATAGGATTAATTTCAGTATGAATATATCTAGGTGATGCTGCATCATTACCACCCATAATTCTTGTTCCAAATTGTCCATTTGGCATTAATAAATTTATATTGTTTGAACCTACAAAATCTTGTGCCATACCTATTATAGCACCTTGTAATGAACCTTCACCGTGATGATATGCCGCATGCTCACTAACATATCCTGATAATTGTGCCACTCTAATTTCATTATATAATTTTCTTTTAAAACATGAATATAATATTTTTCTTTGTGATGTCTTTAATCCATCAATACTAGAACCAATAGATCTACTTGTATCTGAATTAGAGAAATGAATTAATTCTTTATTCACAAAATCATCTATATTTGTTTTTTTAATATTATAATCTAATATTTCTTCTTTATCATATTTCTTTAACCATTCTTTACGATTATCTGCTAAACTTTTATTAAATGCTAAATTTACAGCATTATCTGTTTCTTCATTCACAGCATAATCATTCACTTTTAATTCTCTAAAATATTGTTTTGCTTCTTGTGCTGTAGATGTTCCTAATCCCTTATAATATTTAATATTATATTTATTATAATTACTAGTTTTCTTTTTCCAATTCTCATAATCTGTTAATGTATAAAATGGTTTAATAGTTTTCTTTAATGATACTTTAACAATCGGTGTAATCATATATGAAATAAAATCAAAATTTAATAATTCTGGCCATAAATAATGAAACATATTTATTAATAATCCTTTAATATGAAATCCATCATGATCCTGATCTGTCATTATCATAATTTTACCATATCTTAATGATTTAATATTTTTATATTTCTTATTACTCTCTAATCCTAATATCTTTTTTATATTCACTATCTCTGAATTCGCATTTATCTGTTTCACATTTGCTTCTCTGACATTTAATACTTTACCCTTCAATGGAAATACTCCATATTTATCTCTTCCTACTTCAGATAAACCAGCAATCGCCATAGATTTTGCTGAATCTCCCTCTGTTAAGATTAATGTACATTGTTCAGATTTCTTTGTTCCTGCCCAATTAGCATCATCTAACTTAGGAACAATAATCTTATTTTTCTTTTTACCATCTGTTTTCTTTAAATCTTTATTATCATTTTTATTATTAGCATCTAATATTTTATCAATTAATTCATTATTTGAACAAATCTTTTTAATAAATTTTGCTGATACTTTTGGTTTTGAACCAAACTTATTTTGTGATGTAATACATCTCTCTTTAGTTTGTGAATCAAATGATGGATTTTCAATCACACTATTAATATATAATGACATATATCTTCTGATAACTTTATCTTTAATTTCTTTCTTATGTTTTTTCTTAATATCGGCAATAATACCATTAGATATTTGTTTAGCAATACATTCTACATGAGAACCACCTTTACTAGTACAAATACCATTTACAAATGATACTTGTTCAAATGTATCATTATGAGATATAGAAAAGATAACATCCCATCTATCTGATATAGTTTCTTGGCATAAAGAACTAGAGGAATTATTATATAATTTAATATAATCTAGAAATGATTTAATTTTAATTTTCTCATCATTTAGATAAACATTAATAGATTTATCGGTGATACCAGCGATATCATAAATTCTGCGATACATTAAATTAATCATATCTTCAGAATATTTTTGTAAACCAAATCTTTTAAAGTCAGTTTTCCAAATAATTTTAGTATATGGTTTTGCTTGACATTTCTTAATAATAGGTTCATTACATTTAGTCATATTCTTTTCCCAAGTTTGAGTATATTTTAATTTATTAATATGATCAATAGTTTCTATAGTGAATGATTCAGAAAAGATATTTGCTAATTTAGCGCCATATCCATTTTTACCACCAACAATTCTTTTTTCATCTTTTTTATAGTTAGATGAAGTTAATAATTCTCCAAAGATTAATTGAGGAATATAAATCTTTTCTTTTTCATGTTTTTTAACAATAATACCATTACCGTCATTTTGTATAGTAATTGAATTATCTTCATTAAAATTAATTTTAATATTAGAAACTTGAATAATATTTGGACCATCTTGTCCTTGTAATCTGACAATTTGATCCCGAGCATTTACTAAAATTTCATTAAAGATATTTAATAATGCCGGAATATATTCAATTTCTTTAAAGATAATTTTATCATTATTTTTAATAGGAAGAACTTCATTAATTACATCGATACCACCGACATAAGTGTCAGGGGTGTCATAGATATGTTGTCTGAGTTCTTTCTTTTCGTATTGTTCTGCCATTTTAATAATATATAGTTATAATTTTTAAATATAATAAAATTCAAATTTATATTTTTATTAAAATATTTAATTTAATTAATTATTTAATTTAGTTTATTTTTTTTTCTATGCTATAGTATAAAAACAAATGGGAGGAGGATTAATGCAATTAGTAGCTTATGGCGCTCAGGATATTTACCTTACTGGTAACCCACAAATTACTTTCTTTAAAGTTGTCTACCGCAGACACACTAACTTCTCGATGGAAGCTATTGAACAAACCTGGAATGGCGATTCTACGACACAATCATCTAGATGTACTGCCACTATTTCTCGTAATGGTGATTTAGTTCATAGAATGTATTTACAATTAGGTCTATCGTCCGATGGCAGTGCTAATGTATTAAATCCAGGTCATACTATTATTGATAATGTTGAATTAGAAATAGGAGGTCAAAAGATTGATAAACAATACGGTCATTGGATGGAAGTTTGGACTCAATTAACTGAACCAAACGAAGGTGCTGTAATTGGAACACATGCTACGCCCACTGTAACAGGTACCAAATTTCAAAATATGGCTTCCGCTGGAGGTGTTAAGTTTGCGAACGGCATAACAAATTCAATTGCCTATGTACCATTACAATTTTGGTTCTGTCGTAATCCTGGTCTTGCATTACCTTTAATTGCCCTTCAATATCATGAAGTTAAAGTTATTTTCAATATAGGTGCTACTACCGCCGCGGCAAGGTTGTCGATAGTGTCAAATAGATTATGGTGTGATTACATTTATCTTGATACGGATGAAAGACGTAGATTCGCTCAAGTTTCGCATGAATACTTAATCGAACAAGTTCAACATCAAACTGGTGGTTCCTCAGAAAATACTGATTTAAACTTTAACCATCCTGTTAAAGAATTAGTAATTGCTGGTGCTTATACTTCAACAACGGGAAGTTTTGCTGGATTTACATTAACACATACCTGGAATCTTAAATTAAATGGACACGATCGTTTTTCTGCTAGACCAGTTGATTATTTTACTAAAACTCAAGTGTGGCAACATCACACAGGTACGCCAATATCTTTAACATCCATGACTGCAGGATCAGGACAACAATCTTGTAATAATATTGCAGTTTACTCATTTGCCCTTAAACCTGAAGAACATCAACCATCCGGGACTTGTAATTTCTCCCGTATTGACAATGCTCAGTTAGTTCAAAGCATTGCGGCTCCTTGTGAAATTTACGCTGTCAACTACAATGTCCTCCGTATTATGAGTGGTATGGGTGGTCTCGCATACTCGAACTAAATAATCAATTAAATAATCTAATCTAATCAATTTCTATAGAACTTAAATAATTAATATATTTTTCTAAATATTATAATCATTTTTAAAAAAAATTAATTAATTAATTAATTAATTAATTTCTCTAAAATTTTTTTCTATGCTATAGTATAAAAAACAAATGGGAGGAGGATTAATGCAATTAGTAGCTTATGGCGCTCAGGACATCTACCTAACTGGTAACCCACAAATTACTTTCTTTAAAGTTGTCTACCGCAGACACACTAACTTCTCGATGGAGGCTATTGAGCAGACTCTTAATGGTACTGTTGCCTTAGGTAATAGAGTAAGTGCTACTGTTTCGAGAAATGGTGACCTTGTTAGCAGAATGTATTTACAGGTCCAGTTTGACGTTACCACAGGATGTGTAAATCCTGGACACACTATTATTAATAATGTAGAATGTGAAATCGGAGGTCAAAAGATTGATAAACATTATGGACACTGGATGGAAGTTTGGTCCGAATTAACAGAACCAAATAGTTCCGCACTAACTGGTGTCATTGAAGATGGTTCGTCCACTGTATCAGGTACAAAATTTCAAAATATGGCCAGAGCAGGTGGCATGGGTGTAAATACCGCGAGCAATGTGGTAGCATATGTTCCATTACAATTTTGGTTTTGTCGTAACCCAGGTCTTGCATTACCACTAATCGCCCTTCAATACCATGAGGTTAAAATTATTCTAGAATTAGAGAGTAGTCCAGTAAATGTGACGCTTGATTCATTATCTATGTGGGCAGACTATATTTACCTTGACACAGATGAACGCCGTAGATTTGCTCAAGTTTCCCACGAATATTTAATTGAGCAAGTTCAACATCAAACTACTTCATCTACTAATGCCGAATTAAATTTTAATCATCCTGTTAAAGAATTAATCTGGACAGGAGCCTATGGACCCACCACAGGATTTAGAACAGCACTTAATGCAGGCAACTTCCAACTTAAATTAAATGGCCATGACCGTTTCTCTGAAAGGTCTTGTGATTATTTTACTAAAACACAGGTTTGGCAACACCACACCGGTACTCCTGTAACTATGGCAGGAGCAGTAACTTCTTCATCGACCGGAACAGCCAGTGCTACAGCTATCGCTGTATATTCATTTGCCCTTAAACCAGAAGAACATCAACCATCAGGAACATGCAACTTCTCAAGAATTGATAACGCAATACTCGTAACCCCTAACACAGATACACTCAACATCTACGCTGTCAATTACAATGTTCTCCGTATTATGTCTGGTATGGGTGGTTTAGCATACAGTAATTAAGTTCTAAATAATCAAATATAATTTAAATCTTTCTTTTAAATCTTTTTAAATAAATATTTAATAATTTACTAAATTATTTAAAATTTATAGATATTTTTAATTAAATTATGTAAAAATTTTTTCTATTTTATAGTATAAAAAACAAATGGGAGGAGGATTAATGCAATTAGTAGCTTATGGTGCTCAGGATATCTACCTTACTGGTAACCCACAAATTACTTTCTTTAAAGTTGTCTACCGCAGACACACTAACTTCTCGATGGAGTCCATCCAACAAACCTGGAATGGATCTGAGCTTACTAATAGCGCACGCATAACTGCCACTATTTCTAGAAATGGAGATTTAGTTAGTAGTTTATTTCTAGTAGGTTCTGCTAATACTGTGAATAGTGCTGATAATCCAGGTGCTTTATTTGTTAAAGAAGTTGAATTAGAAATAGGGGGTCAAAGAATTGATAAACAATCAGGTCATTGGATGGAATTATGGGCTGAATTAACTGAACCAAAT